AACTTCTTCCACATACTGTTAAGGAGCATATTCACATTATCCATACGCTGGTTGTGCATAGTGTTTAATTCTTCCTGCATAGGTTTAATGAGCTCAACAGCTGAAAGACCGTAAAATTGGTTTGGCAGCTGGTCATATGTAGCTTTGATAAAAGGTTTCTTCCTATGACGCCAGTAAGGGTTAGCACCATCATAGATAACTTCTTCTCTGTTAACTAACATTGTATGTCTGTCATCTTCCCAATAATGTAAGAGCTCCACTTCTTCTTTACTGCTTATTCTTTCATCTTCACTATTTTTGAAAGGGTCGCTACCTGTAGATGAGATTCCTACAGAGGATAATCTTTTGTATTTACCCTCACTTGATTTTCTTGAGCTCCCTGTTACTTTATCTAAATCAACATCATAAACAACACCATCGCCTATTCTTGCTAAAAGCTCAAGTTTATCCTTTAATTTGCTTTTAGTTATCCATTCTCTATGGAATACTCCGCGGGCATCATCTAAATTAGTGCTATCAGGGTCGCCCCAGAAATCAAAGAAGTCAACATTGTTAATCTCGTTATCGTCCCAGATAGTTTCAGTGCTTTCAACTATACCCCACGCCCAATCACCTGTGTAGGATTGTGTTCTTTCATTAACTTCTGGTACTTTTGTCTTCTTTTTAACTTGTTCTTCTTTATACCTCCAGCCAACACTAACAAAAGCTGCCGGTGCAAATAGCATTGTAGTAACAAAATCATAAAATACTGACTTAATATTGTTCTTTTCAAGCTGTTCGTCCACAAAACTACCGGCTACTTCTGCCTTTTCTTCGTTAATAATCATCTTAGAAACCTCTGCTGCTGTTGGCATGGCAGTAAATTCTATATAAGGTCTATTATTGAAAAAAGTAGTTAAAATTCTAGCTCTAATAGTATCTAAAATTTCATATGTTTTAGGTATATGGAGGTTTGATTTGCCTTCTTCCTCCGCTTCTTCAACATAGCCTATAAAAGTTTTGTAGTTTTCTATGACTTTATCCTCAAACTGCTTGCGATAGCCGTCATAATAAGTGAATATATTTTTTATTTCTTCTGTGATTTCTTTTTGTCCGTAAGTTCTTCTGTCTAAATTATCCACTTTTTTAACCTCCTGCTATCTCATAGGCTGACCCTGTCCTTGTTGTGGTTGACCTCCTTGTTGACCTCCGCCTTGTGTTTTTTGTAATTCTGCTATAAGTTGCATAGCCAATTGTTCTAGTTCTGGTCGAGGCATTTGTGCTATTTCCATTTGTGCTTGCTTCATAGGGTCTTGTCCTTGTCTACCTTGCTGTTGTTGCTGTCTTTGTCCACCTTGCTGTCTTTGTCCGCCTTGTTGTCTTTGTCCGCCTTGTTGTGGTGCTGGTGCTTGTCCTGCTATTCTTGGGTCGGGCATCATAATTAAAACCTCCTATTTATTTGATGTTAAATTAAAAATAACTCCTTCCACAGGTTGTTATCCCCCGTGTTGGGAGCAGCTCTAGCAGCTGGTTTATTTACTTTTCAATAAATTAGTAAATCTTGCCACTTGGCTGCTTAATATATATGTTCATTTTTGTGTATTTAGGGCACTTTTTTAAAGAATTTGTAAAAATTTAACAACTCTCTTATTTTTACCTTACCATATTTTTAGCTATTTTTCAAGTTAATAGCCGGTATATTTGTTCTTATCAGCCATTCTTTCTGCTCTTTCTGTCAGTAAATCCTCCCTTTTTTCTTCTGTCAGTGATTTAAGGGGAGGTCTTGACATACAAAAGTATCTAAAACTTTCTGGTGCGTGAGTTATATCATGTGGTTGTCCTGCTGCGTCATCTGGGTTAGAATCATCGTGTTGTAAAGCTGGCAGGTGGTTCTGTAAGTTCCTTACTCTATCGTTAAAAATCCTTATTCTTGCTATTTTAGGGGCTGAACCTTCACCATCAAAGAAAGGGTCTTCTATAGGCTTTAAATATTCTCTTACTACTCGCCAACCTTCTACTCTACGGTTGTCAGCTGCCCTTAAAGCATATCCTTTAAGCCCATTATCGACAAGGATCTGCCGACCAGATTTACCTGTTTCCTGTCTTCTATTCCACAAATCCGGTGAAGCTATGGTATAAGCCAGTGAATCTCTTTCTAGTGGTGATGTTTTCTCGTGGATAGCCACTGCAAGTTCAGACAGGGACAAATTAGGCTTGAATAGTTCTTTATAAACATAATAAAAACCTAAATCATCTAAGGCGTACCAGTAAACAGCAGACATATCCAGTCCATAATCAATAGAAATAAACCTTTTATAATATTCTGGTATCTCAAATGATTCCATAGTGTTTATTTGTTGGTCAAATTTAGGGAAAAATTGTCCTTCGTGTATATCCCAGTTACCATCTAACAGTCTTTTCCTTTCTACTTCGTCCATCCCTTCTAAAACACCGCGGTAACCCGGGTCTCTATCTTCTAAAATGATATTATCCTCTAATTTAGCCGGGATAAACATATGTTTTTCCTTTTTACCCGGTCTAACTTCAACCAGATGAGGTTTTTTGACCTCTCCTATATCAACAAATTCCTTCTTAAACCACTGATGACCTATACCACCAGGGTTTGTAGCCAGCATAAACAGAGGAAAGGTGCCCTGAATGGTCGCTCTGTTTCTTGTCATCAAGTATCTATACATAAACCTTGTAAACTGTGTTGCTTCATCAAAAGCTATATAATCAAACTGCTGTGATTGATAATCATAGACGTTGTCCTGGTTTTGTAGGTGTGAGAATTGGATAATACTACCGTTTAGATTCTCAAAAGTCCATCTGTGCTTACTTCCATTCCATTTAGCACCCGGGAAATTACTGAATAACTCTTTAGAACGCATAATAGCTCCCCCAGCACCCTCTAACTGGGTGAATGTACGTCTAAAATATCCACATTTAGCACCAGGGTTAGATAAAATACCACTAAATAAAGCTATCAACAAACCGTCAGACTTACCACCGCCTGCTGAACCACCATAGCCTATAACCCTTGCTTTTGGAGGAATTATATCGGCTGGTCTTTCCTTTCTTCTGTAAATTTTAGGTGTTCCGTCTTCCTTTTTGTGTAGATAATAACCAAACGGGTGTGATAGCCCACATGCTTCTAAAAATTTAAGCTGTCTTTTTTGTGGTATCCAGTTCATGTTAAATTCTATGTCGTTTGACCTGGTCTGGTTTCGGGCTGCTCTATTTTTCCTGAATTCCTCGTCCCCAGACCTTAGTTTAGGGTTCATTCCTTTTAAAAGTTTTGTCATAGTTACTCTCCCACTTCTATTACTTCTTCTGTGTCTATTTTTTGGTTTAACTCCGGGATACCAAAGTTAACCTGTACATCTCCTCCTCCGGAGCTCTTAACTTCTATCTTGTTTGTCTTACCATATTTACTCGGGTCTTTACCCTCAAGTAAAAATTTCAACAGGGTATCACTGTACTTATCCTTATGTCCTACTACCTCACCCTTATAATAGACATCTTCGCTTGTCCCTTCTATTGCTCTCCTCTGTGCTTCCATCTCCATATAATCAAGGTGGGCCTGGTCTGCTATCTCATACTGTTCCTTGAAATCACTGTCTTTTTTCTTCCAATTATATACCGTGCTCGGCGATATCCCAGCACATTTGGCTGAATATGTTACGTTCCCTAAAATTGAGTAGGCTGCTATATAGGCTATCTTCTTGGGGTTTTTTATCTTCTCCCGTAATTCTTCCCTTAATACTTCCCAGATAACCTTGAAATCTCTCCTAAATGATGCACCCTCCCTGTGCTCCCTTGCATAGTTTTTCCTTCCTAAAAATGTGTCTATCATCTTCTCTGTCCTCTTTGTCATATGTGTTTTGGGGTCGAATACCTCTCCCTTTCCTTCCATATCACTAACACCTCCTCGATACCTTCCTCAAAACCTCTGCTCCACATTTAACGCAGCGTGATTTCTTCCTGATTTGTTCTATCCTGCCATTTTTTTTAAACCTGGTGTCCCTGTCTTCCAGCTCCCAGGTGTGATTACAATCACTATCTCCCGTATCTATCCATTCCACTCTATATTACCCCCCTGTTTATTATAATAATATCACCTTAGCCTCCTCTTTTCAACTCTAGCCTGCCTGTTTTTATAAAAAATTCTGAGGGGGGGAGTATATATATAATAGCACACACACAAACCTGGGGGTGCGGGGGTACATGTATATATAGGTAAATCGCTGGCAGGTGGTTCAATAACTATAATTAGCCGTTAACTCTTCCCCTGGCTGACTTCTGCCCGCTTAACTAATAGATTGTCCCTTGACATCTCAGGTGGAGTAGTATATAATAGTAATACAATGAAGGAGAGGATAAAATGAAAACTGAAGAGAAACTACTTAAAGGAGAATATCACGGCTGGAAAAATTATTACACATGGAACTTACATTTATGGCTCACTAACGAGGGAACATATTATAGAGAGCTTGCAGAAACTGAAACCTTTGAGAACTTCAAGGCAGAGCTTGAAAAGTTTTTACTGAAGGGTTATGCTCCTGACATCCACGAGGAGAGTGAAGAGCTTGTAGAGAAGGACATAATCGATTATAGAGCGATTTATAAAGGCTTGTTGGGATAATTAATCCAGCTAGGCAACTGGTAAAACTGCCTATCATAAATCAACATAGGAGGAATAAAAATGAATATCAAAGAATTAGACATTTACCATGCAGTAATAAGAGGAAACGAAGAGGTTAGAGAATTGGAAGAATTGGACTTAATCGCTGTATGGAGTGGAGGGCACACAGT